GTAAAATATTTCTTTGATAATTGGATGACATATATACAACATCCAGGAACTAGAAATTTTAACTACTATGATGATTATACGTCAGACATTATCATCGAAGTTCAAGATTTAAAAAATCAGTCAAGATATGCCGTTCAACTTAGAGAAGCATATCCGAAAAGTATTGGGGCAGTTCAATTAGATCATTCCAATAAAGATATTATGAAAATTTCTGTGAACTTCGCTTACAAATATTATGTTGTTGGTAATCCAAGACAAATTGAAAACACTGATGCAGCTGATGGTGGGTTTGGGGTTTATAACTTTAATGGCGACTCTCCAAGCGCATATCAACCAATATTTAATCAAACCCCATCAGCTGTTCAAACTAAAAAAGATCCACTTAATGCTTTTGTGACAAGATTAAAGAACTTTGCTATTGGATCTATTGGATCAAAGATAGTAACATCAATGCCAAGATTATTAAAGAGGAAATAATATGTCTGACGAAATTAAAGAAGTTAAAAAAGACGAAGACTGGATGCAGAAGAAGTGGCGTCCAGCCATGGGTTGGATGTACATGCTTATCTGTACACTCGATATGGGCATATTCCCAGTTCTCTGGAGTATTCTACAAACTGTTCAACATCAAACTATTACTCAATGGAATCCATTAACACTTCAGGGTGCTGGTCTATTTCACTTAGCAATGGGAGCAGTATTGGGTATTGCCGCATTCGGAAGAACGCAAGAAAAACTCGCGGGGAGCGCAACAAATGCACCGTCTACTACCACAGCATCAGCGCCAGCCTTTCCAACAAGCATGCCAACAGCATCTAGCTTTTCTGCGCCAACATTCTCAACACCAGCACCCGCAGCGTTCAGCGCAGGATTTCCTGGCGACCCACCTTCAAGAAATACACGTAACGACTAATCTATGAAAATCGATGATACATTATCCGAGGTGTTTAATATGGCACCTCAACAAAAAGAACTTGAAGTGATTGATAATACTACTGGTGAAATTATAAAAACACCTGATGGTAAAATTGAAAGCGATTATGATATTACCAGAGATAATTTGCGTGAACTTTTAACAATTGGGCAGAATGCTTTGCACCATGCGTTAGAAGTTGCTAAATCTTCTGAACACCCACGGGCATTTGAGGTTGTGGGTAACCTTATGAAACAACTTGCTGATGTGAACCAACAACTTATGGATTTACACCAACAGAAGAAGAAACTTGATATTCCGCTCAAAGGCGAGAATGCTAAAGTGACGAACAATGCTATCTTTGTGGGTAGCACTGCTGAATTGAATAAGTTAATTAAGAATATGTCTAAAGGAGAATAATTATGGCATTGCCAGTGATGAGCACACCAACGTATAACTTGGTGATCCCTTCTACTAAGAAGAGTGTTAAATACCGCCCGTTTTTAGTTAAAGAAGAAAAGTCTATATTGATTGCGCAACAAAGTGAAGACATTGTTGTTATGGTTGATACGTTGAAAGACGTCATTAGATCTTGTATCTTAGAAAAGATTGATCCCGATTCGCTTTCTACGTTTGACCTTGAGTATATCTTTACTCAAATTCGAGCGAAGTCTGTTGGAGAAATTGTCGAATTATTCTTTCCATGTGATGTTGATCATGGTGAAGATAACGATAAAGCAAAAGTAAAAATTAAAATTGATCTTACTAAGATCGAAGTAGAAACACCAGAAGGACATACCAAAAAGATTGAACTGTTTGGTGATGTTGGTATTGTGATGAAGTACCCTACTATTGAAATCATGACAAAGTTGGAGAAGACTGACTCAGATGATCTTGATAACATCTTCGATATTGTCGCCAGTTGTATTGACTTGATTTATGAGGGCGATAAATTACATTATGCAAAAGAAACAAAGAAAGAAGAACTTCTAGAATTCTTGTATAACCTAAACTCTGAACAGTTTGTAAAGGTACAGAATTTTTTCGCTACGCTACCAAGGATTAAAAAAGATGTTGAATATGACTGCCCACTATGCGGTCTACATCATAAGAAAACCTTAGAAGGAATGCAAAGTTTTTTTTAATGAATCTCTGTCATGAGAACTTGGCGAATTATTATAAACTAAATTTCGCCTTGTTGCAGTACCACAAATACTCCTTGGCAGAGATTGAAAATATGATACCATTTGAGCGAGAAGTTTACGTTGCTATGTTGATACAGTATTTAGAAGAAGAAAAGCAAAGAATAGATTCTAACAAGAGATAAAAATGGCAAAAAGAAAAGCACCACCAAAAGATAAACCTGTAGAGCAACAGGCGGTAAATATCCAACAAACTATTACTCAATCGGTAGTAGCTTGGGATGATGTTGCTTTTTCTAAGTTACTTGAAACACAGCAAACTTCGCTTGGTGAATTAACTTCAATTAAGACATTACTGGACTTGTCTAAAGAAGTTAAGAAAGCTGAAAGTCCTGTTGCTCCTGCTGCTGCACCAGTTGACTATGGTAAAATTCAACAAGAAATGTTGAAGGTGGCTAAAGAACAATTGAAATCTAGTCGTCGGTCTTGGAAAATGCAAGAAGAATTCCAGAAAGAATGGGATAAAGAAGCCAAAAATATTGCTGAGATGGCAAAGGGTATGAAAACATTCAAAACCCTTGGTGAAAAGATGGCTGGAGTAAAAGAAGGTTTTAAGGAAAAGTTTGGTTCTGCAGGTGGACTTAAGAAAACGATGCTCGGGTCATTGAATGTTGGTGGAATATTTGATAAGAAAATCGAAAAAGATAAGTTTATAGAACAACAAAAAGCACTTGGTGCTGCGCCAATGAAAGGCGAGACTTCTAAAGCATTTAAGCAGCGCCTTGGCTCTGACTATGAAGGTGCGCAAACTGCAGCAAAGGCAACTAAGAAAACTGAAGCCGCTATCGCAAAACATAAAGAAACCGCTGGTGTTCAAGATGAAGCACATTTAAAACGAGTGAGTCCTGAGTTTGCTAAACTAATGGAACAGCGTCAGGGTCATGCTGATGAGTTTGGTAAGTATCAAAGAGAGACTGATATACACAGCCCTACACCAGTAAATCGTAACATATCTCCTGCTACAAAAGCAGTACCTGCTACAGCTGGATTAGGTCACCCATCAAAACGTATGAGCAATATGGTGCCGCCATCTGCTTCTCCTGAACTCGGTAGAACACCAACGGCGACTGCCGCTGAATCAACTCAAGGCGCAGAAATTGCCCAAGAAGCTAAGAAGATGTCTGAAGAAGAATTAAATCTTCTGAAGGCGATTGCTTCAAACACAGGTGGTGTTGGTAAAAAAGGTGGCGATAAAAAACCTGAGGAGAAGAAACCAGAGGGTGGTGGTATCATGGATATGATTATGGGTTTCTTGGGTGATGGTCTAATGATGGCATTTAAAGCATTATTTAATCCAATGAATATACTTAAAGCCCTCGGTAGAGTATTCGCAATTGGTATGATTATCGGTGCGTTATTTGAAGGTGTAATGGACGGCTTCGATGAATATATGAAGACAGGTGATATTGGTAAAGCACTTATCGCTGGGCTTGCTGGTATTATTGACTTCTTAACATTCGGTTTATTCGATAAAGAAAAAATCAAAGCTGTTATTGGCGACTTTAGTAAGTGGATTGGTGATCACTTGATTAAACCATTCACTGAGTTTATCAGTAGCATTAAAGATTCGTTCATGAAACTGATTGAAAATATAGGCATACCAGAGATCAAATTTAAGATTCCTGTTATTGGTAAAGAAGTTTCAATTGGTCCATTCTATCCATTTAAGTCTGATGCTAAACCAGAAGCAGCTACGCCTACTGCACCAGCTCCAACCTCATCTGGTAATCAAGTCGACCAACAATCTGCTGAAAATGCTGGCGCCAAAGAAGCTCCTGCTCCTTCTAATAAAACCAATGTGGTTAACGCTCCAGTTACTACAAATAACAATACTACCCAAGTTCAATTGAGACCACCGATTAGAAATGGTGAATCTTCTCAAAGCAAATACATGGCTAGCAAATACGCATAAAAAAAGGCTACCTTTTTCAAGGTAGCCTCAGCGAATACTACACTAGGTAGTTCCGTATCACTCTTCTTGAGCGATTTTCTGGAAGTAAGACATTACGTCTTCATCATCATCCTCAACTACAGCTTTCGGTGTAGGTGCTGCCTTTGATGCGAACGTAGGTGCTTGCGCAACTGGACGATCTTCTTCAGACATTTGAGCAGCAGACTTGCCTGCAAAAGTGTCACCAGAAAGAACTTGATCAAGTTTTTTCTTCAACTCATCATACGACTTAAAGTTCTTGCGATCAGTAAACTCAGACAACTTGTGTTGACCGTTTACGATAGCAACAATTTGCTCATCCTCTGGAGCAACTGCGATTGGTTCAGAAAAGACTGACTCATCATAGTTAGCATAACCATCTTTCTTGCGCATACGCAATTTAAAGTTGGCACCTTCCCAAAGATCAAACACGTTTACTGGCTTCTCATCTTCGAAAGTTGGGCGAGCCTTATCCATGATTTTATCAAAGATTTTCTTGCCGAATTTAAACAAGCGAACTTGTCCTTCATTCTCTGGATGACGTGGGTCAGAAACGATAAGCACGTTGGCGATAAAACTCAACTTACGTTTTTGTTTACGAGCAATCTCTTTGTTGGCATCAGAACCTGAGTTCCAAAGCATAGTGTTCAATTCTCCGACTGGATCATTTTCACCAAGAGTTGTTAGGGAGTTTTCGATGTACCACTTACCAGTTGGACCCTGGAAGCCGTGATTAAACATGCGAACCCATGGGAGTTCATCACCTTCAACACGTGGTAGGAATCGGAGAGTAGCTGTTCCGTTGCCAGCTTTATCGCCCTCTAGACGCCAAAAGCGATTGTCGTCATAAGACTTCTTCTCGCCAGACTGAGGGTTTGCGATCTTATCAAATTGTTCAGTAATTTTACCGAAGTCTTGATTGCGCATTTTGCGGAGTGTTTGA